TGACATTGTTATTGAAGAAGCAACTGAATTAACAGAAGATGAATTTACACAGTTAGACTTGCGTTTAAGGGCTGATGCTGCTAACCAATAGGCGTATCTAATGTTTAACCCTGTATCAAAAGTGAATTGGTGCTTCAAGCACTGGTTTGAAAATGGAACGCCGCCAAACACAAAGATTATCAAAAGCACTTACAGGGATAACCGCTTTTTACCTGCTGAATATGTTGCTTCTCTTGAAAATATGAAGCACACTAACTACACCTATTGGAACATCTACGCCAATGGTGAATTTTGTAGTCTTGATAAACTTATTTTCACCAACTGGCGGCAATATGATGGCGATGTGCCGCAAAACCTGCCGCTTATGATTGGTCTGGACTTTGGTTATATAAATGACCCTTCTGCTTTGGTAGTTAGCCGCATTGATGAAGCCAATAAGAAAATCTATGTGATTGACGAACATTGTGAAAAAGGTATGTTGAATGATGCTATTGCCGCACTTATCACTTATAAGGGTTACGCAAAAGAACTTATCATTGCTGACAGTGCGGAAAAGAAAAGCATAGATGAAATTAAAAGGTGTGGTGTTCCACGCATTAAACCAGCAGTAAAAGGGCAAGGTTCTATTCTACAAGGAATACAGAAGTTGTAGCAATATGAACTTCTTGTTTCTTCCTCTTGCCCTAACCTAATTGTTGAACTACAAAACTACTCTTGGAAGAAAGACCGCAGCAGCGGCGAATATATCAATGAACCACAGGATTTATGGAACCATTGTTGCGATAGTTTAAGGTATTCTTTGTAGTGTGTAGAAAACAAACAGCGACTTACCACAATGAGTAAAGCCGCACTTGGACTATAATTAAAGGAAGGTGTTTTAATGTATCGTCTTGACGCAAACACTAAATTAACGCCGCTAATGATTTAGCGATATATCCAAAAGCATAGACAGGAAGAACATCACCTTGAAATGCTTTATGACTACTACAAAGGCAAAACCGCAATTACCAAAAGAACAATGATTGACCCAAGCAAGCCAAATAACCGCATTGTTAATCCTTATGCCACTTACATTAGTGACACATTCACTGGTTATTTCTTGGGCGAACCTGTTACATACAATTGCGGTGAAAATGAAGAACTATTAGAACGCATTACTGACCTTTTCAATTATAATGATGAAGCCGCAGTAAATGCGGAATTGGCAAAAGATGCTTCTATCTTTGGTGTTGCCTATGAATTACTTTATACTGATGAAAACGCTGACATTCGTTTTAGAAAGATTGACCCCATCAAGGCAATTCCTATTTATGACAACACTCTTGAAGAAGATTTACTTTACTTCATTCGCTACTATGACAATGTTGATATTATGACGGATAAGAAAACTACTTATGTAGAAGTGTATAGCCGTGATAGTATTTGCTACTACAAAGATGATAGCGGTTTTGTGCTATTGGAGGAACGCCCACACGCATTTAAGGCTGTTCCTATCAATGTCTATCAAAACAACCAAGAAGAACTTGGTGACTTTGAAAATGTTATTTCCCTTATTGATGCTTATGACGCAATTACAAGTGATAGCATCAATGAATTTAACTATTTCAGTGATTGCTACCTTGCCTTATATGGTATGAGTGGCACAGAAGCAGAAGATATTGCCGCAATGAAAGAACAGCGTGTTATGCTTTTGGAAACTGACGCAAGGGCTGAATGGCTTACCAAACAGATTAATGATACTTATGTTGAGAACTTGAAAAATCGTTTAGATACACAGATACATAAGTTCAGTAGATGCCCTGCTATGACAGATGATAACTTTGCCGCTAATGCTTCTGGTGTGGCTATGAAATACAAGTTAATGGGTATTGAAACTGCTACCAGCAAGAAAGAAAGGGCATTTAAGAAAGCACTACAACGCCGCATTGAACTTATCTGTAACATCTTTGGTGTTATGGGTAGTGACTATGATTATATGGATATTCAACCAACCTTTACACGCAACATTCCTGCCAACCTTGTAGAAGTGGCTGATGTTGTTAGCAAGGTGGGTCACTTATTGAGTGAGGAAACCCAAATTTCCCTTCTTCCTATTGATGTCAATCCAGACCAAGAGAAAGCCCGAAAAGAAGCAGAACTTACCGCAGGTGGGCTTGAATATGAGTTTGAGGAAGAAGCACCAGTAAATGAGTAACCAAAGTTATTGGGAAAAGCGTGTTGCCGCCAATGAAGCCAAAACACAGCGTTACGCCGCAATTGCGGTAAAGCGGCAGAAGAAACTGTATAAGGACGCTTACAAGGAAATTACAGCAAAGATTGAAGCCCTTGCCCTTGAAATTATGGAAAAAGGCAAGTATGGCAGACTAACCAGAAGCGAACTATGGCAGTTTAAGAAATACACTGACCTACAAGCGTATGTAGGTAGCGTGTTTGAAGGTTTGACAGGCAACCAACTTTCCCTTGCTAATACCCTTTTGCGGCAAGTCTTTGAGGAAACAATGGGCTTCACTATTGAAGCACTTGATGCCAACAGCGGCAATATTGCTTATTCTATTCTTAATGAGAACCAAGTTAATCAAGTTCTTAATACCTCTTGGTCTGGTAAGCATTATAGCCAACGCATTTATGATACCAACAGCCGCATTGGTGAAAGGGTAAAGAAAGATATTACTGATATGATTATACAGGGTAAGAATACAGAAACCATCAAGAAGCAACTGATGAAAGACCTTGATGTTTCTTATTCTTATGCTGACCGCTTAATTAGAACAGAAGCATCCCATATATTCAATGAAGCCGCTAAAATGGGCTACAAACAAGCGAATGTTTAGGAAGTGGAAGTTCTTATTGAAGAAAGCGGTGACCTTTGCGACAAGTGTAAAGAATTAAAGGGTAAGCGGTTCCGCATTGGAACTGAACCACGCTTGCCGCTACATCCTAATTGTAGGTGCTGTTACGCACCAATTGTAAATTTGTCTAAAACGCAGGGACAAGACTGATTAAGTTTGTTACTGCGTTTTTATATTCTATTGAAAGGGGCGGCAAGACCGCAACTTAACTATAAGGAGGTTCTTTTATGAACGAAAATATGAATGAAAATACTGAACTTCACAATGAAGGGCAGGAACAAGAAGTAAAGACCTATACCCAAGAAGAAGTTAATGCCTTGTTACAGCGAGAAGCAGACCGCCGTGTTTCTGGTGCTTTGGCAAAGCAGAAGAAGGAATATGAAAAGAAACTTTCCTTGGCTTCTCTTGACGAAAACCAAAGGGCAGTTGCGGAAAAGGATAACCGCATTACTGAACTTGAAGAACAGTTAAAAGAGTTCAAAGTTATTCAAGCAAAGAATGAAGTTATTAATGTCCTTGCCGCACGAGGACTTTCACCACAGTTTGCGGATTTGATTGCTATTGATGATGACATTGAAGCCGCACAATCACGCATTGAAACACTTGATACCCTCTTTAAGAAGTCAGTCCAAGAGGAAGTAAAACGCCGTTTGGCTACACCTTCCCCAAAGATTGGCGGCAATGAGGGTGAAATGAATAGTGACCGCTTTAAGAAGATGTCACTAAAAGAAAGACAAGACTTATACACACAGAACCCTGACCTATATAAGAAATTGTCAGGTAAATAATTGGAGGTTTTAAATTATGGCTAACACTGTTTTTGCTAATTATGTATTAGAGGATAAGATTAATGATTTACTAACTACTGCTGTAAATCATCGTTCCCTTATGACTATTGACACTTCTCTTGCTGAAAACGCAGGTATGAAGAAAACTATCAACACTTACACTTACACTGGTGCCGCAGAAGCACTTGGCGAACGCAAGGGCAACACTTCTACTGGTGCTGTTTCTTATGTTGGCAAGGATTACACTGTTGCTATGTTACAGTAGAAAGCAGACTACACTGATGAGGACTTAATGAAGGACGGCAATGTTCTTGATGTCCTTATGAAGGGTGCCGCTAATGTAATGACTAACAAACTAACTGCTGACTTCTATGCCGCACTTGCCGCAGACGGCAACATTGGTTCTACTTCTGGTGCTTTTGGTTATAACCACATTGTTGATGCTATTGCTGATATGAATGTTGAGGACGAAAGCCAACTTGTTCTTCTTATCAATCCTGCTGAAAAGGCTATTGTTCGCAAGGATGCCGACTATAAGACCGCACAGTTAGGCGAAGTTATCTATAATGGTATGGTTGGCACCATCGCTGGTATTCCTGTTGTTGTAAGCAAGGCTGTTCCTGCTGACACTGGTTATATCTTAACCAAGGATGCTGTTACCTGCTTTATGAAGAAGGATGTTGAAGTGGAACAGGAACGCGAAGCAAACGAACGCATTAACAATGTTTATATGCGAACCGCTTATGTTATCGCTGTAACTGATGCTACCAAAGCCCGCAAGTTAGTTAAGGCTTGATTATAAGGGAGGGGTTCGCCCCTCCCCTTCATTTTAAGGGGGTTGAAGTATGACACAGTTAGAACGATTGACAATTAAATTAGGTGCCGCCGCAGACCCACAGGTTATTTCTTTACTGTTGGAAGATGCGGAACAGGATTTCTTGACCTATACAGGACGCAATGAAGTTCCTGCTGCTGCTGGTAGCCTAATTGAAGATATGGTTATCTACAAACACAATCAGTTAGATAATAAGGGTATTTCTTCACAGTCTTACAGCGGCATTAGTGAAACATACGCTACTGATTATGATACTGATACCAAGACCAGATTAAACCGCTGGCGTAAGTTGAAATTACTATGAGTATCAAAAGTAGAATGAAACCAGTAGAAGTGTTGAAGCCGCTTAATACTTCTACTACTCTTGAAACTATTACCACTTATGAAACTGACCGCATTATTTAGGCTTCTTTCAGTCTAATTAGCGGTTCAACCGCAACTTCTAACAATACTATCTATTCTTCATCTACACATACCGCACTAACAACTGACCGCAACTTGAATACACACCATAGGCTGAAAGATGGCGATAATATCTATGAAATTACTTATGTTAATAATGATGGTCGTTTGTATTCTGTTGTGTTCCTTACTCTTGTCGTATGAATGTAGATAGCAGTGAAGTTACCAGAAATATAAACACCTTCATTGATAGCACACTTCCCAACGCTACAAGAGATGGAATGTAGCAAGTGTGTTTATTCATTGAGGGCGAAAGCAAGAAAAACTGCCCTCCTTCTGTTACTGGTAATTTGAGGGCTTCCATCACTTACACTATTGAAGAAGAAGATAGTAAAATTAGGGGTTTCGTTGGTTCAAATCTGGATTATGCCCCATTCGTCCATCAAGGCACAGGTATTCACGCATTAGAAGGTAATGGACGCAAGGCAGTTCCTTGGACTTACAAGGATGAAAGAACAGGCGAATTTGTCAGCACAGATGGTATTGAACCAACGCCATTTATTCAAATGGCAATAGACCAAAACAGGGAAAAAATAATGGACTTCTTCAAGGGGGTATTGGATGGTAGCGGAACAAGTGATTAAGATTTTGAAAGAAAGTGAAGCCCTTGCCGCACTTGTGGGTAATCGCATTGAACCGCACAGTGTTGAAGGTTTCACTGATGGTATTGTGTATTCCTTTACCCCTCTTACAGACAATAACATTGTAAGAACTGACCGTTTAGAAATACACATTATCTCTAATAAACTTGCTACTTGCTATGCTATTGATACTTGTGTTCGTTCCTTGCTTCTTACTACTGGTGACGAACCTTTAACCAATAGCATACACAAAGTAGAAATTAACGGCGGCGGCAGTATGGAAGATGCCGCCACTGGAACCAAACATTTAATTACATACTACTATATTGTAAGTAATGGAGGTATAAAAGAATGAACTTAAATTCTATTATTCTTGGCAGCGGTAACTTATATGTTGCGGAATATGATGCTGACACTGGTATTCCAGCAGACGAAACTATTGAAACCACTGCTAACACTATGGGTCGTATTAAGGGCGGTGCTACCCTTGAATACAAGCCTACTACCTA